GGATACTAAGTCAAAACAGATTAATTCAAAATCTTCTTGGACCTCATTCTGTTCACCAACTTTTTTAAGGGAACCAACTCCTCTTGAAGAGATTCCTAACGTAACTCCTTGTCTTAGGTAATTAGCGGCTAAATCTCCTTTAGTTGATACAATACCTCTTTCGTGGAATCCTGGTGATGTAAGTAATTGTATCTTACCCATTAGTACAGGACCTTCCCACCATATTTCAGTTATTGCATGAGAAACTCTATCTAAATCAATTAATGACGATTCAGGGTGATTTAACTCTGAAAGAGCGGTGCCCTTTTCTATCATTTTTTTATAGTTTTCTGATTCTCTTTTTAAAATACGTTCAGGGTATATTCTACCATTTCTGTTTGGGGTATTATATTTCTGTAATACCGCATAAAATTCAAATGGTTTAGAGTGGTCTAACATATTACCTTTAGATTCTTTAATAACCTTAGCATTATGTGTATCTGTTGGTGATACGTAACCCGCATCGTATTCTATTAATATACCTTTACCTATTTCAGTTGGTTGTAAAATTCTTAAATTCATCTCAAATGTTTTATTATAAATATTAAACATTCTCTAATTGTAGCGTATCATCGTTTGTTTTGATTTTTTTAGTTAGATAAAAGTTGAAGTAATCGTTACCGATAAAGTTTTCGTAAAAAATTCTATTAGTAATATCTTTAAGTGAATCTTTAATTTCTTTTGATTTAAAGTCATGTCCTTCATGATTTAAAAAGAAATTAATCTCTAAGTTCATAAAAGATTTTTTACCTTGATTTAATCCGCTGGACCTTAAATCTAAATCTACTATAAATTTATCATCAAATAACTCTTTATCTAAGGATTCGTAGACCGAATGTTTTATGGCTCTGCTCATATTGAGAACTGTCCTTGTCCAATTTTCGCACTCTGTAGTTGGTTCTACCCATGTTTGGATGTTAAGATAGAGTGACTTTAAATTCATCGAATCAACTGTTCCATATACTACCTTGGCAGTGTTGAATCCGTGAATGTGTGAGGTTTTACCCTTTTTCATTAAATTTCATAATTTCTAAGTTTATTGTTTTAATAAAAATAGGTATATTTACTGCAATAGTCAAAATAAATATAAACTCACAAAAACATGTTAATCATAAAGGTAGAAAAAAATGTAACTCTTGAAAAAGCGTTAAAAATTTACAAAAGCAAAGTCATAAAGACAAGGCAAAGTAAGGAATTAAATGAACGAAAAGAATTCCAAAAAAAATCTGTTAAAAATAGGAATATGATTTCAAAAGCGAAATACGTTCAGAAAAAATATAAATCAAATAACGATTAAAGATTCTCATTCAAACTTTTAAGTTTGAAATAAGTTAACTTGTCGTATTTTTCTGAAATTACTTTATCAAGAGTTTCATCAATTCTTGTTTGAGTTGAGTTATCTTCATTATTATTTTTCATTTCAGTTAATTTAGTTACAACACTTTTTTTAACATCATCAAATTTTTGGTTTAAAGTAACGTCATCTTCAGATAAAAGTTTTGTTAATTCTTTTTTATCTGACTCAGTTAATGAATCAATAAAATTTGTGATTGTTTTATTTGCAACATTAACCATAGAAGTTAGCGATATTTGAACAGTATCTGCTTTCTTGATAGGTAATTTCTTAAGAGATTCTGAAATGTATTTTTTACTAGTTATTCTTGATTCGATTGTTAGGACATCTCTCGAGAATAAATTATCAATATTATTATACTGATTGTCAACCTTAGAATTTTTAATCCAAGACTTTAATGGTGTAATATCCGACTCTTGTATTTTATTAATGGTATTTTCATAAATGGTTATACATTCATTCACATATTCATTAACGATAGATTCCGATAATCCTTTATTAGAAGATAAATCATCATATAAATAAAAAAGTTTGCATATTTTTTTATTTTCTAAAACTAACTTTTTAAAGTTTTTGAATTCTTGTTTAAATGTGTTGTTTTTATATGATTCTAATAACACATCTTCTATCTTCGATTTAATTATTCCAAAATTTGTCATCTCTTTTTTATTTATAAATATCAGTCTTTTAGAAGTTTGTTTAACTCTTTTTCCATTTCACCTAAAGAATTTCTTGCTTTAGACAAATCAATAAATGAATCCGAATCTGTTAAGTTATCACTTTCTAATAAAATTGTTAAGTTATCACGTTTATATGATTCAGGTGTTATCTCCGCTTCACCTCCTGGTTCAGGTCCTGGTGGTGGTGGTATTGGAGCCCCTCCACCCATATCTTCAGGTGCTCCTAATCCTCCACCACTTGATTCACCTCCTGGAGGTGGTGGGGTTGCTCCCACAGTTTGAGTTGCGCCTGATTTAACACCATATAGTTTATCAATATTGTCAAATACACCTGTATGACTGATAATAGTCGCCGTGTTAGTTAATTCAGCACCAACCGCTTTTTCAATACGTTGTTGTTGTAAATCTAATTTAATTTCTTCATCAGAGAATCCTAATACGTGTTTCTTAGCCCAAGTTACAGAAACTGGTGCAATACCTTCGATTGCCGTTACTGCATCTTTATATAATAAAACTTTTTCTTTCCAAACATCAATTTTTAATAAATCGGCCTGTGTTGATGGGTTAGTTAAACCTAATGTAAAGTTTGACAATTCATCTTCAAACCCTAATAAGAATAAATGGATGATAGCTATTTTATTCATTTCCGCAATCATAGATTTTTGAATTCTATTAATTGTTCTTGCGAAACGGATATCTTGTAATGATAAATTCTTACCATCACCAACAACTTCCTCAAACCCTAAAAACGCTTTAGGAACTCTAAGGGCGGTTAATAATTTCTTTTGGATGTATTCAATATCGGCAATCTCCGCTAAATTCTGTGCACCTGGTAGAGTCTCAATTGGAGATGCTTGAGCAGGGTCACGTACAGGAATAAAATAATCTTGGTCAACCGCCATTTGATTAAATCTCATATCAACATTACCTGATTGACTATCAACAACCTGACTACGTTTGAATTTGTTCGCAACACGTTGTACATACGACTCAACATCTTTATCGTCCATATTACCTACAAAGACTTTAAAGACACGTCTTTCAGGGGCTCTTGAGGTACGATAGATTAACATTGCGTCTTCCGATAATAATAATTGTTTCCAAATACGTCTCGCTTTTTCTAACATAGAAGTACCATAAGGTAATTTTCTATCATCACCTAATAATCTAAAGTGGGCAATTTCCCATGAATTAAATTCCATGTCTTTAGCCTTCCACTTAAATCTTAAACCTTTATTTTCTGCGGGTTCCTCGACGTTTGCCGATTTTGCCGCCATACCTCTTTCAAGTCGTTCAATCTCAATATTTGGTAATTGCATACATCCAACAATACCTTTTTCAGCATCTAATTTTAAATAAACAAAATTATCACCGTATTTTGCGGTATTTCTTGTCCACATCGGTAAATTAGTATTGATATCTAAAACATTATTAAACAAGTCAATTAAGATTGATTTAATACGTTTAGATTCTGAATATATTTGTAACATGTAACCATTTTGGTCAACAGTTGTTGATTCTTCACCGTAGATATCTAAAGCCGCCGAAATTTCAGGAGTATATTCCATTGATTCATAATCATAGAATGATGCTAATCTTGTTGGTTCATAATAAACCGCTTGAGTGTATAAGTTACTCTCAATTTTAGTCCATTGATTGGCTAAGTAATACGTTTGTTGAGCTTGTAATTTTTCTTTATCGTATTCCTGTTTTGATGTCGTTTTTAATAACTCAGTCTTGTCTAACTTATATGTTGGATAATCTTGATTTAACAGGGCGTTAGGACCGAAGGCTTGAGATAGCCTCTGCCAAACTGTAAATTGATTATTTTGATTGTTTTCCATGTAATAAATTTAATTCTAATTATCTATAATTAAATAGTTAATTTTGTTTACCTTTCTTTCCATTAGGGTCACCCTTTTGTTGGTTTATTTTATTATCACCACCAGGTCTAACATTACTAATACCCTGACCAGGTACGTTTAATTTACTACCATTAAGTTTGTTCCCCGATTTTTTTCTAGAAGTTAGTCCCATGTGATATTTTATTAATAAATATTATCTAATACCAAATAACCAACCGTACTTTTGATAATCTTCTTTAGACATGTTCTGATTATTATATTGACCTATTCTTTCTGACATGTGTGGTATAACAGGATTAAATTCTAAATTTTTCGCAACTTGGTCATTATTGCTAACCGCCCAAGACTCAATCATTGCCTTAGTATGTTCGACAACTTTAGTTAAATTACTAAATGACGACTCAGCAACATAAGTTGCCATGGCGACTGACATAATTAAGTCATCATGATGTCCTTTTTGGTGGTCAGGACGACCATTAATGTAAATGAAAGTATTCATTTCATTGAAAAGTCTTGAACTGTAGATTTTAAACCCATGTCTCATCCCTTCTTCAAATGAAGCAATAATTTGAACTCTTTTATTATTAAAATTAATTCCTGGTATTTTTTCATGGGACTTAGAATCGTATTTCCACTTATTAGCGGTGTCAACACCATCAACATATAAGTCTTTATAACCCATTTCCTGTAATTTTCTTGAGGTGGAAACTCCCATTCCACCTGTGATATCAATCACAATAAAACATGAATACATGTTGGCCCATTTATAACAAATTTCCGCCATAGTATCAGGAGGTAATTTACCAACATATTCCGCAACTTGTTCTCTTTCGTCAAAATCAATGA